CTCCGATTGGTACGAAAGCGCCGCCAACTGCGATAGTGGCTTGACTCACCATGTAATAATCTGTTCCGCTAGCTGTAATGAATACGTTTGCAGATATTGGAGAAGTGGTCAGGTTTGCAATTGTCATACCAATTACAGTAGCCTGTACTCCTGCGCCAGCGGTAAAGATTGTCGTATTAGCTGATACGTTTTTACCAAAATAATTTTTAAATGTGTTTGCCATGTTTTAATATCCTTGATATTCTATTTATCCTAATGCGATTGCGAAAGCCAGACTGTCTCCAGTAGCAGCGGTTGCAGCTGCAAGAGCTGCCGTAACAGTAGATTGAATAATTAAATTGCCTACCATAACTGAGTGATTTTGACACTGGTACACATAAGTGTTACCTGTTAATTCAAAAGGAACTTTCCAGATAAGTGTTCCAGTTTCTTTCGCTTGAGCACCACTTTCAACAGTAACAACACCTGTTGTTGAAACGTGAGTAAGGCCTACATTATACAATGTTCCACCATTTGTTTGTCTTATGAGGAACGGATGGCCAGAAGCATTAATGTTAAATGAAACTGTTTGGCCTGGGTGTAAATATATGTCAGGATTGTTACCAGAGTATTGGTCAAATAGGTAAGCACCTGAACCAGCATGTGTAACAGAAAAAGTAGTAACACCAGTTCTTACATTAGCATTAGAAGATAATGCCCAACCATCTACGAAAATATTTGTTCTGGAAGTTAATAGTCCGGATGTGCTTGTTAGAGTGGAAATATTTGCTGTTCCAGATACAGCAAGATTAGTTAAAGTTGTATTGCCTGTTACAGATAAAGTATTTGCAATTGTGACATTGCCAGTTAGTGTGGAGTTACCACCAACTGTTAGGTTATTTGCAAAAGAAGCTGAGCCATTAGAGTTGATATCATCAAAACTAATTGAATCTAGTACAATATTTCCCGATACTGTTAAATCACCACCAATTGTAAGGTTGTTAGCAACCGAAAGATTGGTATTTGAATAGAAGGTAGAACTACCACCTCCTTCGACCAAGGAGTTAGTTTTTGTGATTATGTCCTGTGTCGCAGTCAACCATTGACTGAAAGTATTTGCGGTATTTAATTGTGAAATTATAGCCATTACTTATCCTGATTTGCTGCTATTTGTAACAGCAACTGTTTAATCTCTTGCATATCGTTTTCTAATTTATCCAATCGAGCCTTGTCTTGTTGCTTTTCTATAGCTTGTTTTTTAGCAAGTTCCCGTTTCATATAGTATTCATTCAATCCATTCCTGTCCGTATTTAGAATGGCCTTGGAATGGATATCCCGAACAAAAGAAGTATCATCAACTTTTACTAATGGCATATTTTAACCTGCTGGGAATGCAATTGCACGAACATCACGGACTTTTGGAACATCAATTTTGTCTGTACCTGCCATCACAATCTTAATTGAGAAGGTTCTAAATGTTGAGAATCCAGTTGTATCAGTTGTGTAACTAACAGAATTGTTTGCAACACCTCCAATTCCAGGTGCGAATACCAATTCTCTAAAATCATTCTTGTTGGTTGCAACATAGTTTTCGTTACCAAGTTCTGTCATCAACTGATAATTCTTATTATCAAACAAATCGTTATCAGACTTGGATAGAATCTTGTAGTACACATGGATGTTTGCATTAGATGGCTTATATGCGGTCATGTAAACACGAAGGTCACCAGAATCAAAACCATCATTCAAAATAACTTTACGTGTCATGTATCGCACATCAGAGGTACCACCAAGTTGTTTATCTTCACCATTATACACTACAGCCGCACCAGAACCACCGCCTGAGCCAGGAGTTAATGTGATTGTTGGTGAAGTTGTATAACCTGAACCACCATTTGTGATGTACACAGAATTAACTGTATTAGATACAACATTTGCCACAGCGGTTGCGCCTGAACCACCACCACCTGTAATAGTTACAGTAACGTCAGTAGTGTTTGCGTAGCCTGTACCAGCAGATGTAACAAATATACCTGAGTTGCTCAATGGCAAGTTGTTGATTATGTTCTCAACAAGAATAGCACCACAACGAGATGAATCAACCACAGGCGTAACGGAAGGATTCAATGTTGCCATCGTAGCCTTCAACACCAATGATGTGTTAGCACCTGTAATAACACGGCGACCAAAACCATCATCCATCGTATAATTACGAAGCTGAGTGATTGGCAAGAAGCCTGTTTTAGAACCTAAACCATCTCTTGTTGAATTGAATGTGTAAGTCACAGAAGTATTGGCAATAACCAAATCATTTGTAATCAAATGCATCAAGTCATAATTTACATTAGATGACGGCGCTACAACATTAAATTGCAGAGAAGCCGGCGCAGTTGAGAATACATTTCTGTATATTCGGAATAACATGTCTGATGTTTGGTCAGCCGTCCATGTAGAACCATTCTGTGACAAGAATAAAGAACCACCATAGGCCTGTTCTGAAATTTGTCGTTGTTGGACAATATCTAACTTACCAATCTCAGCAACATATGCCTCATATTTGTTTGAGTTTGCAAACAATACAAACGAATGTTCGCCTGGTTGCATAAAGATTGGTGAATCAAACTTGAATTCTGTAAATTTGTTTTCATCATCCAAACTTGGAGAATCTGTAATCTTAACTTTATCTGGTGTTAGTGTAACAGAGCCATTTGGATAAATTACAGATGATGATGGATATCCATTCACAGTTGGACGCAATTGCAACGTAACTGGAATAGTATCATCTTTTGACTTAAAGCAAGTACGCAATCTACTGATATACACACCTTGTGGATATGCAATTGGGTCAATTAAGAATGTTTGTGCAAGTGGATCATACCATCCAACAACAACATCAGTTCTTGTTGTACCAGCAATTCTGGAGATTGGTTGTTCTTGTTGTACTGCTGTTCTTTGAATTGTAGGTTGTGTAATAGAAAGAATTGAGGCCTCAACTGTCTGTACAGCACCTTGAGCAAAAAATGATGCATCACCGTTTGTGGTAGAAGCCACAATATCGTTAATGTTATTATCAATTAAGCGAAGTTTCTTTTCACCAATACGGAATGTTGAGGCAGGAATTGTAAACACACCAGCAACATCACCAGCCGCAGTTGTTTTCATTCTACCAATAGAATAGAATGAATCGTTGGCAACAGGAGTTGTTGCCCATGTGCCAGAAATCATAGCAACTTTTGTTGCTGGATTGTAAGAAGTGATTGTTGCGGTTTGACCAGCACCAGTTCCAGAAACAACAAAGATTGCAGATGTATTGTAATCAGAAACATTGTTTGCAGAATCAGCATCCAATGCCAATGTAATTGAATTAGTATTAGCTGCAGTAACTCGACCTGTGTAGTGGTCATAACGAACAATCTTAGAAGATGTTCCTGTAGATTGGCCAATCAAGTTTGCAGAAGCAAGGTTATAAGAACCAGTTGGTTGATTATTAACAATGAAAGCTTCAGTATTTGATGTTCTAACTATGAACGCAGTACCAACATTTGATGAAGTACCATTGTTGTAAATAGTTACTTGTTCAAAGTTACCAACTTCAGTTCTGTAAGTAAGGTTGTTGTTTCTGAGAGTAATCTTATTAGCACGAGCAACATAAGATTCAACAGGAGTTGTGTCGAAGAACGGATACAATGTAACATTTGGTTTGAAATCGGTACCAACCAACACAATACCCTTAGTTCTCATGTAAGGAATAATTGACAAGTCAACTAATCTATCACCAATGTTCTGTGTAATAGTTTCTGGAACAACCCTAGACACAACACCTGAACGAGTTGATGTGCCAGTTTGTGTAGTTGTTGTTTGATATGTATCAATAATTTGAGCCATACCCTGTGTATTACCATCGCCACCCCAGAAGCCTAAGTTACCGGTTCTTGTTTGAAAGCTTTGAACTTCTGTAGTTGTTCCTGTCCAATGATTTTCCCATGAACCCCACACATAATCATATGGAGAAGTTAATGAGGTAATTCTATTCCATGCATCAGCAGAACCACCAAGATTAATTACAACATCTGGTTGGCGATTTGTGTCCAACCAGATATCGGTTGTTGGGTCGATTGTAATTTTACCAATATAGTTGGTAATGTTAAATGGGTTAATGTTTGATGCTTTTGACGCTCTAGGTTGGTCAATAAAAGTGGTGTCACCAGAACTCACAGTAAGAGAAGTTCCGTTTTGTGTGAAACCTGAAGAATTAGCGGAATCAAATTCTAAAGTTACAGCACTCGCACTAAATGATGGACGCAACTCTTGTAGTTTAGAGTCAATAGATGCATGATAATCTGGTTGTGCCACATCAGCCACACCTGAACCGGAGAATCCATCTACAATAATACCATTTTTAAATCTTGGTAAATTTTGTGAATCCAAAATTGTCAAATCTTGTTTAGCAACTGTGGTTTGTTCCAACAATGACAATGCTGTGTAGTATTCCAAATTCTCAATACGTTTTTCAATAGTACCAATATCTCTCATGGTATATCGTTTGTGATTGATATACTGTGTTGACACATTAGATGTGTTTGCCACATACGCAGGATTACGCAAGACATACAATGTCATAGAATTGTTTTTGTCTTTTGGATCTTCCGGATATAAAGAAGGAACACCACTCACAACTTCAAAAGTGCGGTCTTTATTGAGAATAACTTTATCGTTTCTTGGCAAATAATAGTTATAACTCAAAATAATATCTGAGCCATTTTCTGGAATTTTAGGACCAGTTGTTGATGAATCCACATCAAACACAACAGAGTTTGCTGTTGCAGCTGTTGCAGCTGAACGAATTGGTCTAAAGTCTAAGCAATCACGCAAAGAATAGTTAGTACCACTTGAAGATGTAAAAATTGGAATATTTTCATACGAATAAGTATTGTATGAATCATTCGTAAAGAATCCTGCGCCAGATGATGAGAATCTATCAAATTTAACAACCAATGGTCCAACAGGTGCTGCATTACCAGGTTTCAATTTGATAGATGAGTGGTCATAGTAAGAATCTCTTTGACCACTATCAAGGGCATATCGTGTGGTAACATCAATGGCAGAACTAAGATTTGCCTGAGTGATTCTATTATTATTAAAATCTAGTACCGATACAATTTGGCAAACATCTGGAACATATAAAGACTGAGAAACAGTCGGAGATTTGACAACTGTGTTAGCAGCAATTTGAATTTGGCCATTTGAGGTATACAAATTGATTGCACCATTGCCAAATAAATCTACACCAGCAGACAACTGCAACGAAGTATTTGCAGGAACATAAGTTTTGGTTTTTGGATTTGGTGCAGTAGCATCAATAGTTGCATAAACATTTGCAGTTAAATTCAAACCATTTGTAACTGTAATCTTTCTTGTAGCCAAATCAACTGTAAATTGGTCAGCAGGTATAGCTTTACCAACTTGGTATGAAGAAGAACCCGCAGACGTAACAACAACTTGATAGTTTGCTTGTCTTGTTGTAGAAGAAGAAGCTGTAGACAATGCTTCACCACCACTTAAACTCAATGCAGGAGATAAACCAGATGAGAATGTTTGTGACTCATATAGTCTTCTATATGACAATGAAAGACCAGTGATTGAACTATTGGCAATGTAATTTTCACCAAGTTTAAAGATTAATGCTTCTGAATTTGTGTCACTAATAAACACATCATCAAAAACTGTAGAATGGTCTTTAGAACGTTGGTCGATATCAAGTGCGGCAACTCTTGCAGCTGCGCCGGCACCACTTGTAACAACAATAGAGTTTACATCATTAAATTCAAAGTCAATTGAATATACCGAAGAATTTGTTAGTGTTGCAATAAAAGGATCAACCAAAGTAATAGTAGAATTTGTACCATTATAATTGCTAATCATTTTTGCTGGTTCATCAACACCTGGACCAGATGTAATTCTAAACTTAGCACCAACGTAAGCATTATCAGTTGTCATTCTATTGTTAGCCAAAATCATTGTGTTAGCAATTTGAATTGTACTAACATTGATTGACGTATTAACAGTACCAGTCAATGAACCAACATTCACATCAAACAAGAAAGTTTTGTATTGGTATGTTGAAGAATTGGATGTGCTTAATGCTGAATCAAACTGGATAGATTTAATTCTTGCAGTACCAATCTTTGTGTTAGAAATGGTTGCAGTAGACGTTACATTAATTGAGGAGTTTGGAACGCAATGTAGGTCAACAGTTTGAAGACTGTTAATTGGCATAGTTCCATAAAGTGTATTTGCATAGACATAATATCCATAGTCTGCGGTAATACGTTTGTTTGCAACACTATTTGTAGTTCTTGGTTTTGGAACAATAAGTTTTTTTGGTGAAACTGATTCATATTCATAACCATACACATACGCCTTACCTGGAGATAAGATTACTTCCATGTTAGCTGAGTTAGCTGAAGATGTGTTCAATGTTAAATTGAATGGTCTAACGGTGTAGTTACCAGATTCATCATATGTTCTACGAGCTAGTGTTTCTTCCAACACCGCATAGATTGGCTCTCTGTTATACTTTGATAATTTACCTTCATCAATTCTAGCTAATTCAATGAATTGAGTATCATCAATAGACGCAAGGCTTCGTTGAGCCAATGTCATCGTAATTTTATATCGGTCAGAACCAGGAGCTTGATAGTTGGAAGCATCTTGAGCTGGGTCTAACAATGAAGTATCAGATTCATATGATACTGTAGATTCAGCAATTTCAAAACCAACTCTTGTATTTGAATTGGCGGTATATTTTGAAACGGCAATAGTTTGTGCATCATTCTTTACAAAGAATCCTTCGTAATAAAAAACACCTTCATTAACTGAGAAGATTTGACCTGTGCCAACTCCAGCTGTTGCAACAGTAGCTGAAACAGTATTTGTTTCAAAAGTTTTAATTGTATCACCAGCTGCAAACTCTGCGCCAAAAATTTGTTTAACCAATAAAGTTTTTGGGTCACCAGTGCCAAGGTCAGCATCAAACACCTTCAGAACCATGGCACGCTTAGTTGGATTAGTGTTATCATCAACAAGTGTTTTGCCAACAAAGTCGTCCACATTGACGGCGTTGCCTAAGAATGTGGAATCCAATTTGAGGTAAGTTACTTCTTGGAAAAAGGTTTGGCCGCCAGTGACAACAGAGCCGCTTTTAAATACATGACTACCAAATCTTTGTACTTGTTGTTGTAAAATTGTTTGAAGTTGTGTTAATTCACGAGCCTGAACAGCATAGCCTGGCTTAAACAACATACGAAGAAATTTCTTATTTTCATCGTAGTCATCATAATATGGATTTACATTAAAATTGGTATCAAGAGCCATTGACCGTCCTTAAAAACTTACGATTAGTTTAATATTTTCCGCCTGGCCATCTGCCCGGTCGAGTTTTGTTATGTTTTCCGTATACAGTATATCACCTGTATATGGTTGAAATTCTGGTTGTGATATTGCGGTAACTGTTCTGGATGAACCAGAAGTAAATCCAATGAGTGGAAGACCAGTAACAAACGCACCTTTAACTTTTGTCAATCTAACTCCGTTGGTAGTTTGTGCATTGATAAAACCGTATGCATTTGGATTAGATACTGAGCCTTGATACACATATTCATTCAACGAAAAAGAACTTCCAGCAACAACATCCAAATCAGTAGTTTGAGATATAACAGAATTGGATGTAGAAGTATTTGCTACAACAATTGAGCCATATTTATATGGATCCCTCAACAGTCCAATTTGTCTAAATGAGGTATCAACCGAAATTAATCCTTGTTCAGTAGAATCAATTTCACCAATTCTGACAGAAACCATAACATTATTTGCATTCAATTCTTTAGCAGGATTAAAAGAATGGCCAAATTTTGGCGGCAAAATAACTCTAGTTAGAGCACCAGAACCTGAACCATAAACATAAGCATTTGCCCTAGTATAATCGGAACCAATAGTAGAGACAATAATTTTTGATATGTTAGCTTGAGCAGCTGAAGCACCAGAAGAAGTATTAGAAAGTGTAGCACCTGCAACAGCACCAATGCCGTCACCAGCAATGTAAACTCTGGTTGAGATTGTGATATTATTAGCATTACCACCAAGAGCACTTGTTGCGGCTGATAGTGTTATAATACCTGTTGTATTAGAAATGGAACTAATGTAAGTATCTGATGGAATACCTGTTCCACTAATGGTCAAATTACTTAAATTAGAAAGAGTTGGAATACTGAATACAGACAAAGTTAATGAAGTATTTGACAACTTCAAAGATGTTTGGCCAGAAGTAAAAGCATCAACTCTAATATTAGAAGCTTGTCTGTAATTAACACCCGGACTTGTAACCACAATTGTAGTTAGTTCTCCATCAACAACACCAGAACTATTAACTCCATAATCTAACGCAGCTGTAGATACTGGCGCTGGTATCCATGCTGTTGTTAAAAATTTATTTGATGGCTTAACATTGTACATATACTTCCAAACAAACCCATCACCTGTGGAAATGTTGCCGTTAGAAGTTGTATAGTCACCAGAAGGTTCAACTGTGGAGTTTGCAGATGCGTTATTTGAAACACACTTGTAGACGTTTCTTGCCGATGTGATGACATACATCGGTTTCAAATTTTGCGTGGTGTTTGAGGACAATAGTGTTGAAATATCAATTGTGTCATCATACTGACGATATCTGGTGTTTGAAGTCCAGTTAATCCGTGGAATTACCAATTGAACATCATTTCCAGTTGCTCTTTTTGCGGCATAGATGTTATCCCAAGTATCCTTTTCTGCTGATACTGTATCAACAATAGAATCTGGAGAAGCCTCATTCGCATAAGGAACATGGTTTCCAACAAAGACATATGCTATGGTTGGATTAGCCTCTGAGAACGATTCTTTGAATTGTTCTGCCGTATTGAACGATAATTTTTTGTTAGTTATTGCTGCCATAAAGTTTATTTATGTCACTATATTTAAAGATTCGGCGCTGGCATTAATAGTCCATGCAGAAGAAACAGAAATATTTGTGTTACTTAGAATACTATTTACGATTCTCAATTCTCCATTAACTGCAATATTGGTACCAATTGTGATTGTTCCAAGTGAGTTTGCAATATTGAATTTTGTATTTACACCAGTCACGTAGATTGACCCGTTTGATACTGATACTGTACCAGAAATTTGATTAGTAATCGTTCTGGAAACAGATGTGTCTTTCTGTGTTATAGTTAAATTCTTATTCAAATCTGAATAGTTTATGAATCCTGATGGGTGCAAGAGTTGGCGAAGAACATCTTTATATCTTGTAAACTCTGTCAAAGAAGAAGTAATGTAGGAGTAATCCACATAGTAATCACTACCTTGCAGTTTTCTCTCGGAACTGGACAGTATAGAATCAGATGTTGTCCAACGGCCAGATAAAGTAGAATAAGAATTACCAACTTGAGCTGTTGCAGTTGCAGAGCCATCTCCATAGTTTCTCAAATCAACTTGTGGAATGTATTGATAACCAACACCACCTGATGTTACTTTAATTCTTAAAATTTGGCCAGGAACTGTATCAGTTAAAGCTGTTAACCTTTCACCGTCACCCATCAGAGAGGTAATTGCAATGTTAGCACCAGAACCACCAGAAGATGTGGAAACAGTAACATTTGGGAAACTGTCTTGTGTGTAGTTAATACCACCAACAACACCTCTTGACAAAGAACCTATTGGTGAGTTATTTGACCAAACAGTTCCATTATTAAACGAAAATGCTACGTTTACAGTTGCCGTAGTAGAAGATGTAACTGCATTAATAAATCGTTCTTGGCTACGAATAGTAATTTTATCTCCAACACCAAGCTCTGTACCAAAAGCTGTGCCTGTTCCAATGACAACAATTGAATTGTTTAAAACATTTGCAGTACCAGCAACCCTTTGAGATTGAACTTTTATTTTAGTAATTGTACCTGATCCTGCAACTTCTGTGACCGCAGCTGCAGCGCCATATCCATATGTGCCTGAAGGATTTACACCAAAGATAACTTCATCACCAACTTTATAGTTGACTCCACCATTATTCACATCAATTCTACCAACTGAACGGAAAGATTTGATATCATAGATTGTACTACCTAACAAATAACGAGAACCTTCAGAATCAAGTATAGCTGTATTTACAGATGTATTAGAGAAAAGAATAATAGCGTTAGTTACTGGACCTAGGTCTGTAATTGTAAGTGTGCTTAGTGCATCAAAAATTCGTGTATTAATATTTTCGCCAGCTGGAATAACCTGTGAAGGAAACCCATAATCAACCGCAGATAAAGAAATGTTTGAATATGTATTAATAATATCATCATTAATTAAAAATGTGATATTACTATTGGCGCCAGAAGTATCAACACCGTCAATAGCGCCAGTAAGAAATGAATTACCTGGAGTGTTAGAACTTGAAATTAAAGAAGCAGTGTGAAATCCTGCACCACCATAATTAACAACAATACGGTTTGTTAAACCAGCAGTTACAGATTCAACTTCGGCCGTAGCAACGCTTGTTGCACCACCACCGAGAATAGTAACGGTGTCACCAACATTATATGAAGCACCAGAGCCTGTAACAAGAATAGATGTTAATATTGAGAATGTGTCCGCAACAAGTGTTATCTTTGTTCCGTTAGGGTCAATGATATCTGTTATAACTTGTTCACCATTGGTAAATATGCCACTTAAAGTTTTCTTATCAATAATCAATTCAAACGGCAAACCAAAGTTCAGACGGTCGGTAATAATACGCTTTGAAGCACTTTCAATAATAGCAGTTGCACCAGATGTTTGACCTGTAATTTTTCTATTGTTTAATAGTGTAACATCAAAATCATCATATACAACTTTAATTGTTGTATTTGAAGCAGGTGCGGAATTAAAAACCAACTTCCTTGATTCTTTACGAATTGTGTAATCAGTATTAATTGTTTTCAATACATCATTAACATAAACTTCAACTGCATCAGAATCAACCTGTTGAGCCAGATAAAATGTGGTATTCGAACCTGTACCTGTGTATGTGCTTCGAATATCAGTTTCTAATTTTAAAAGGTTATCAACTGTCCATTTACCATCAGACACTCTCAAAATATTGTTTTTTGGCAGAATAACATCAACCTCATCGTTGAACAACATTCTGAACAACAACTTAAATGACTTCTCATTACCTCTAGAAATGTAAAGAGGCAAAACATTTTTAATAAGTGTTTCTTTGTTTATCTCAACATCTCTAGGAATTAAAGAAGCAAAGTTATTAAAGAAACTTTTCTCAAATGCACCAATGGATACATCCACATCGGAGATGTACCTCATGTTTTTACCTAAAGATAACACATTATTTTTCTGTGTTCCTTGAGCTGTTTCCATAAACTCATAATAAGCTTCAAGAAAGGAAACAAATAGCGGATATTCATCCGATACATATTCAGGTACTTGTTGTGCAACAAGTAGAGATGTTTTTAAATTAGACATTTAATTAATCGGATATTTTGGCCAAATCAATTGTGATAGATGTTGGGTCTGTTTCATCAATTGTAATAATTGTATTTCTAAGAGTTTCAACAATGCCTTTTTCAGACTCAATTGATAATCTTATATAGCCATCAGTTGAAGAAACAGACTTCATGTTAATATCATAAATGTTAATTGTACCAGAATCATAGTCAATTTCACCAACATTATTATCAACGATTTGTCTTTGTGCAGCTGAGTCATAGTAAATTGTTCTGAGTGTTCCAACTCGGCCATCTACAACTGCAACAGCTTTGGCACCATATCCATCACCGCCTGTGATAGTTACTACAGCTCGTGTGTAATCGGTTCCACGATTTGTGATATTAATATTCTGGATTCTGCCGTTAACAATAATGGCTTCTGCTGTTGCACCAGTACCATCACCTGTAATAGTTACCGTTGGTGCAGAGATATAACCTGTGCCTGCGTCAGTAACACCAATTGAAGTAACACCTGAGAATGACTGTGGTATCTCATCAAAGATAACAGCTCTCTCAACACCATTCACATCTAAAACATTAAAACTGGTTGATGTTAACTTATTTGTAATTGTACCACGATGTAGTGGTGCATTAAATTTAATTGTATAATTTTTAGCTTGATTCAGTACAGGCAAAAATCTTTTCTGCAATCGGACAACCGTCTCAGAACCAATAATAGAATTCAAGTTTGTAGCATCAACTGCATCTTGCATTTTAGATAAGATGAACTTGGCGCCAAATTTATTTAATTTGGAGTTTCTATATCCTATAATAGCATTTCTAATGTTATTTTTAATACCATCTGCACTTACAGTTGTTTTCTTTGGATCATATTGAATATAATTGTTAATCAATAAGTACAAAAATTCAGGATCCCTAAACTCTGTTTGAACAGATACGATAGATTTTGGTTTAACAATATCATCTAAAATTCTTCGTTTTTCATTTTCGGAAATATAGTAATCAGTTTTTGGTTTAATAGATATGAAAACTTTGCCGTAAACTGGAGGAGTTTCTTCTTCACCACCCCAAACTGAAATAGAGTCTAGTGATGGATAATTTTTAGTAATGTATGATTCATAATCTTTGAAAGTAACCAATCTGTTTTGTGTAGCAAATTGAGCCACAGCATTATACTTTACTTCAGTGACCGTTTCTCTGTTTGTTCCACCAGCAGCAACAAATGCCGTATCAACTGTAATATTGGTAAAAGAACCAATAGCAGCACTTACAGTAAAAGATGAAGCCTTATTTGCGGCTGTTCCGTTTGTTGACAAATAAGTCACATTGATAATTGCACCATCATTAATCTTTTTACCAATAACATTGTCACCAAAATAAATCTTAAACTTACCACCCCTAGCCTCTTGTAAAAAGTATACTTCAGACGCACTAGTAACATCTAAAATGTCGGCAACTTTATTATATATTGTTACCTGTGAATTACTTGAAGACGGTCTAACTGAAACCGTGATTGTGTTAGTATCAACATCAGCATCTGGTATTTCAAAAATACCTTTTGGATTTGAAGATTCATCTTGTGTGAATGAATATGCTACAAATTGTCCTTCTTGAATTTCTAAATTTTCAAAAAAGTATTTTGTTCCACTCTTAGTAACGGTCGTATCAGCCATTACATTAAAATTATAATTTTGACTGTCGATGGTATTAGATAAAAACACAAAACCTTTTGGTATTGTTATACTATCTATTGTAGAACTACCCGATTCGACTGTCACATTGACAACAGCTTTAGAAGCTGTTTTAGAATAGGGAACATACCCTAGTGTTTTAGCATGTGATACAACTGAATCTCTTAGCAATGCAGTATCTAAAAATGCCTCATTAGCTACCATATTAAGATAGTATGCGTTATAGTGAGTGTTATATGCCAAAAGGTTAATTAACACATCAAGGCCAGAGCCTTCAAAGTCATAGTCTTGAAACTCGGACTGTTGTTTTAAATATAATTTTAAGTTGGTTTTGATTGTATCAAAATCAAGTTCTGCAACTTGTAGACGATTATCTGCCATTTATCGAACTCGCTCTAAGAAAAATTTGATTGCTACCGGGTCGGTTCTATTGACGATTTGAAACAATAGTTCAACATTAAATCCATTATTATCAAAGTCTGGTTTAACAACAACTTTAGAAACACTTGCTCTAGGTTCAAAATTATTAATCGTTTCTATAATTTCACGTTCAATTAGAGTTGATGTAACCATATCTAATGGTTCAAATAGAAGTTTTCTTACATTACAACCAAGTTCTGGTTGAAACGGTACTTCATAGTGATTGGTTGAAATTAAATTCTTAATTGAATTAATTACAGCCAGTTCACCCCTATGTTTGTTGATATCTTTACGGACAGGATGAATTGCAAAATTCAAATCCAAGTCTCGCCATTCTCTACTTGTTGTTGTTATTGTTGTTGCCATTTTCTATTTATGTTACTGTTGGGCAAGTCTAGATTTTAATTTATCGGAACCAACTAAATTATCAATTAAAATAGTTTCGGATGAACCCAATGAGGCATATCTACGGATAGTTTTTGCTTCATTAACCAACTGATGTGATTTGGTGTAAAAATTCTCATCATGTATTCGTCTTGTGGTTAAAATACTATTCAGGCTATTCGCAGCTGTAGCAATAGTGTTTACTGCGTCATAATTTAGATTGGAAGTTCTTATTGTAATAATGTCATCTGGTGGAGTACCACTCGTACTTATTGTAATGCTTGCATTGATTGTATTAGCGTATGAAACTATAACATTAGCATAATCATTAATTGTATTGGCAACCAAAATACTAGTAAAACTACCTAACATAGGCGCATTGTCTTCTCGGCCATCTGTTTGATATATTAAATACATCAAAGCTCGGCCAACTTGTATGGCTTGTTCAAGGTGTGGTTTTGCGGCTGCATCTACGTTTGCAGTAATAGGAACAACACCAGAGATACGATACGTATGAGCTAAAAATTCTTCCATTTGGCCAGTATATTTTGTGGTGACAATTGGTGGATTCTCAGCATCTCCAGTTGTAACATTATAACCAGCAATAGCTTTTAAATCAAGAGTAATTGTTGACCATAAAGCCGTTAAATTACCAGAACCTTGTAGCCCATTAGTAATTGTAATTAATGTATTTGAAGAACTCCAAATAGTATTACAAGAAGTGGCTACAGGATTCACATGATAACCATCAGTATCATCGTTGTTCAAATCATCAATCATCCATTGATTTGGTAACAAAGCTGGTACGGTGTTTAATTGATTAATAGCCGTGTTTGGTAATGTCGTTATAGTACCAGTGGTGTCATTAAAATTATAACCTGTTTTATCAAATAAATTTGCCATAATATATCCTTAAATCATTTTTGGAATTGGTGGACCTGTAGGTCCTTTGAAGCCAACGTGGAAGTGACAGTTGTGTAGTGCCGTATTTACCGTGTCTGTCATCAATACAGCACTCATCAAACCAAAAGTTCCCAATGGTGCGGCCACAGAAAGCACAGCAGTAATAGTTGTTGCGGAAAAAATACCTAAAGGTGGTGTTGGTAATCTACCTTTGAGTGGGTTACCAGGATCACCTATGCCACAAGAAAGACCAGCTCTAGCATCAACCCTAACAGCACCAACTGAATAAGCTTCGAGATGTCCGTCAACTTCCAAATCACCAGTTATCAATAAGTGGTCACCAGTTTTAATATTTAGAGAACCTCCACCACCTAAAACATCACCACCAGCACCAATAGTCATGTCTTCTTTTGACAGTATACTAGCTTCACCTTTTGATACAAGGTTGTATTTACCTTTAACAATAAGGTTATAATCTTTTTCAACAATTTCTTTTCTGTTACCTTTAACATGAAGAATTGAATCACCATTAATCGTAATATTACAAGCACCACTAATTAATACATTTTTATTTTTGGTAATAATTTCATAACCATCACCATAAATTTTATGCACTTCATCACCGTTTGGATGTATTTCAGTAAATGTTCCTGAGCGATGATGTATACGTATTCTTTCTCCGCCGGGTGTATCATCCATCTCAAACATATGTCCAGATGGAGTTTGTGTAATATTATTAAATGGATATTTTGGTGGATATTCTGTAGACGCTGGCGATTCTGGCTCAGTCCAACCTAAATCAGTTTCAGGCCTCTCAGGTAATACTTCTCTCTCATAAGGTATAAATGTATCTGACATATTTTATTTAACTTTCACATTAAGGTCCTGTTCCAACATCTATAGGGCTTGGTGGTACACCAGCATCAGTAATTAATTGTTCTATTTGTTTGCCTGCAGCTGCAGCTTCAGCAGCGCTTGTTGGTGTTGCTATTATTGCTGCAATTTTTTGTGGAGTTGCAGCAATTGAAGCTGCAGCTCTAGTTGCTTCAGTTACAGCATCAACTCCTTCTGATATTGTATCTAACAACTCACCAACTTCACCAAAAAGTCCAGAGTCACCATCAAAGGCAAACAATGATGCAACACCGGCTCGTAAAGCTTTATATAAATTTCCTAAACAATCATTTAAAAATGCCAAAGCTCTTTCCGGTAAACTACGAAGATAGGTAATCATTGCTGAGATTCTTCTCAACACGGTCAAATAATCATCAATTGTTTCTTGTATTTTTTTCAAAGTTGTTGTAACATCTTTAATGAATCTAACAATTTGTCTTGCAAATTCGATTGCTTGTTTTACAAGACCTGTTGGGTCATAATTTGATGTTCCTACTACGAGATTAATAAGTTTTCTAATAGCTTCAACAACAGGACCATAAAGATTTTTCATAGCACCAACAGTTTGATCCACTTCATATGAAATATCACAAATATGTGCTCGCCTTCTATTTGAAGTATCTATCGCAGTATATTGTACAACTCCTCGGCCTAATGGTGGCAAAGATGGTTGGCCGGGTCTATCATAGATTTCACCAGCTGGCATCTGAGGTGCACCAACAGGTTGTTTAACAAGTACAGTATTGATACCTGGAAGAACGTGAGTTACAACTGGAAGTTGTGCTGATTCTTTATCAAAGAAAAAACCAATGACCCAATCTCCAACTTTTGGTCCAGCTGATGTTGTTGAGCCATTAACTGGTAATGCAACCATAGCCCAAGGCAAACAATCTGTTGGTAAAACTGTTTTGTTTATATTGTGAAAGCCATTGATACGAACACGGAGTCTTCCAGTCTTCAACGGGTCATCGTAATCTTCTACGACTCCAGTCCAATTGCTTAAATTTGCTAAATCATTTTCATACATGTTAATAGTTTCCTACGCTTTTGGCTAATTGTCTGTTTGCAGCTACAACAGGTTTAGCAGAAGAATCTGTTACTACCTCTGCAACAGTTTCAAACATATTGTATTTTATAATGTGTCTAGTGGAAAGAATAGCATATTTTCCTTTTAAAGTGGAATCATAATTATTATCACCTCTAGTATTGAAAGAACGAGTTGGAACTTCCAAATTAATTGTTCGACCTGGAGATACTAAAAAGTTTCCAGGTAAAACTATTTTTAATCTTTGTGATGTAAAATTTTGTAACAATGCTTTTCTAGCATAAGTGTATTTTTGAGGTGCATCATCAACTTGCAATGAACCAGGTTCATTTGCTTTAATATATGCTGATTGTGGTCTTTGGCCTGTTGTCAAGTAGTATACTATCCTAGAATCGGTCATTTCGTAGTTTGTTTTACCTAATTTATTTGTCTCAATAGGTAAATTTGGATTTTCATTACCATGTTTGGTCGTTGCAAACACATTATCAAAACTTTTCTTTTGAGTTACTATTTGTCTAGTTAGAGGATCAATACCAACAAATGTTCCTGCAAAAACACCAGCTTGTGTACTCTTAATAAAGTCAAATTGAGTCATAACTTCCATTGCTCTTGCGCCAAGAAATTCAGTCTTAATATCATCATTTTGTAAATTTTTAATATCAAAGTTTACGTTGAAAATTGAAGGTTGT